CCGTTATCAGCGTTGAACTTTATGTTTACGCCCTCTTCAAGAGGTTGATCGTCTGTTGTAATTGAGATGCCAGTAGCTTCGATAGTCACAAAGTTATCAAGGGACCACTCAAACTCGTCAGGTGCGCTTTGATCGTCACTGATACGGACGTAGTATGTCTTATTAGAACTTGTACCGTTGTAGTGACCAGTAAAAATACCATCGTTTGTGCCAGTTCCTGTAAAGGAAGTGTTATCAGCCCCGATTGTATCACCAGAATTGAAGTAGCTAAAAGCACCCGACAAAGCAATGTTGTTACTGCTAGTGATTGTCTGCGTACCGTTAACAACCAAGTCACCATCTATTGTAACATCGGCATCAAAGTGGGAGTTACCGTCTACACGCATAGTCTGAAAGGTCTCTGAGGATATACTAACGTATATACAGCCCCCAATGGCGGCACTAATCAAACACACTCCAACTTCTGTTGGGTAGTAAGGGTAGCTTGGGGATTCGGTAACTGTACCACCCCCAATTGCAACGTGTACAGGAGCGCCGACTGTCAAATGAGAAGTATCAACGTCTGCTATCAAACCCCGTACAGTCACATAACCAATAGTGTTGTTCTCAATGTCGTGAGTTGTAACACCAACAGCTTGGGACTCAGCGTATGTGGTATCAGCCCTTGCCGCAGAGACAGTAGGTGTAGCACCAGATTCACCAGTTAGGTAAACTGGAGTACCGTTAAGTAGGGTAGCGCCAGTGTCGTTATATACACGAATGTACTCTTCCTGACCGATCTGAAGTGTAACATCGCTTTCGTCGTTGTAAAACCCCAAAGCACCGAAGGCTTTGTCGTAGAATAGACGACCTTCTTCATAAGCAGGTTTGTTTGCAACAGTAGTCTTTAACTCAACACACTTCTCGAAGACGTTACCGATATGAAAACCGTTCTCATCAACATAAGATGCTTTAGACGCTGGTTGAGTTACAAATACCTGCTTCTCCCCAGCAGACCAGTCTACTGCACTACCGCCATTGGAGGACGACAGGATGGTTGTACGAGCCAAAGTGGTTCCAGAGGCAGTGTACGTCCCAATACCTACTTCCCAGTCGCCAGCTGCGTTAGTGGCGGTGTAATAGGTAATGTTGCCATCCCCAATAGCGGAAAACGCTTGGAAACCATCTTCGGCACCTGCCAGAGTGTAAGTTCCCGTACCTGTAGTTGTGGTAGTTTCCTTTACACGATCTTTTAAAACAAGTGCCATAGTCTATTCCTTACGATGGATCAGGGATGCCGATGTCAAATGTGGCAAGAGTAAATGTGTTGCCTGATGTAACCGACTGAGAAACTGTCAGAGCCGCTGTAGCCAGCAAACGAGAGTTTACTGTGTCTACGAGAGCGTAGTGAGTAACTGTACCAGTACTTGAGATTGTACCATCGTCGATAGCTGTTACAGACACCTTACGTCCACCGCCTACACGATCACCGGGAGCGCCGATGGAAAGGGAGGAGGAAGAACCAAGACTGTAAGTAGAGGTTGCTTCGGTGTAGTCAGTAGCCTCAGCAGAGGTTACATGCACTGCGTTTGCTTCCAAGTCGAGGACTGAAAGCCCTTCGTCGAAAACGCGATCATTAAGAAATGCCATTATTCAGTTTCCTGTTCTTCTTCGAGAGCCTCTGGCTCTTCTGTTTCTGTAGCCCCATTAGGGTCATAATTTAATTCAGCAATGTCCATGAGGTTTTGAATGACCTCTGGGTGATTACTGACGTTAATATCTGCGCCGTTAAGGTTACGCAGGAACCCTGCAATCTCACGAAGATCATGCGGTGCCACATCGCCAGCTTTAATAGTTGGCATCAGCGAATAGTCCAGACCGTTCAACTCCCAGAGTCTCTCGACTAGCTGCTTATTAAGCACATCGACAATCTGCTGGATGTAGCTCTCAAGCGCCCGAAGGAACAGGTCTGTCTTGCTCTTAGAGAGGGCGTAAGAACCACCCTGACTGCCGAGCATTAGGAACTCAGACAAGACGCTCCGAGCAATGTCGTGCTGATAGCGACGAACAATGGGGTCAATGTCGATGTTCCTAGAACCACTAGAAGACATAAGCTCCACGTCAACCAAGCGAATGTTGGTAGGTGTACCATCCTTATCAGGGTAGGTGTCCGATGGAGTGATGATGTAACCTTGCTCGTTGAACTTCACGTCACGCAAGATTTGCTCTAGGTTCTGCCTAAAGCCAACTTGAGACGGTGTAGCGTCAGCTGACAAGTATTCGGCTGGGATACGAGCTACTGGGATACCAGCAAGCTCACGTTCAACAGCAATGGCTTCGATAGCCTGTAAATTGTTCAAATACTCATAAGACGTATAAGCATTGCGCAAGATACTACGACCGCTGGGGTCGCCGTTAATAGAAGTAGTGCGGTAGTACAGGCTTTTGCGTACTGGGATATAGTGTTTCGTCGATCCTGCATATGCGCCCTCTTGGTAGATACCCTTAACAGAGCCAGTCTTCTGGTCTACATCAAACCGAGATACCGTCCAAGGCGCTCTTTGAGCAATCTTACGGACGCCCATACGACCGTCAGTATATTTAGAACGTCTTTTGTCAGAAGATTCGGTTGGACCAACACGGCGCTTATATACAACCTCAAACCATGCAAAGCCGAACGACAAGCAGGATAAAGCCTCAGCCACATGGTCATCGAGGCTATGTTCCATATCCGAAAGAACACTCTCAACATACTCTTTCTCCACTAACGCTGCTGGACTATCATCCGCAGGAAATACCTTAAAGTCTACGTCACGAAGAACTTGCTCCGTAGCGTACATGACCGCACCAATCGTGCTATCGTTGTCTCGCATCTCACGAAACTTGCGAATAGCCTTCTTGCCGCGAAGCTCAGGGAGAAACTCATCCGCACGGATTTGACCGTTATATGTGTTGTCACCAGCGACACCTAAAATGCCAGTGGATTCCGTTTTAGAGAGTTTCTTTACCATTTTACTTCAAGCCTTTAGCGTTAGAGTATGCCAGAACTAGCTGTGGTTTTGCATACCCATTCAGTGAGAGGTCCGTTATAGCCCATACCATAGCATCAAGACGGTCTGGTGAGCCTATGGACCCTAAAGGTTCCCACTGTACCATCTGATCCTCTAAGTCATTTAGTCCCTTAACGTGCTTGACCTTACCTTGCTCATATAAAGCGGATACAGGTTCAGCCCGTGCCATCTTACCTCTACTAGCATGTACAAGTTTGATAGGTACGGTTTCGTCTTCGGTTTGCAGGGTGTGTCGGACCATATCACCACCTTGGTTCTTCTCCGCAACAATGCGGTCAGCCATGTGGTCGTGGTAAAGTTTGATAGCTTTTGCTGCCCACTGTTGGGGCGTATAAGTACCTGTGTGGTCTTCTAGTACATAAGCTGTGCCATTGTGGTCTATACCAGCAACGACAATCCCTGTCATATCCGATTCAGCATTGGAGCTAATAGCAGGGTCAATAGAAACAATGATACGAGCAAGTTGAGGCACATCATCTTTGTCTATCTCACACTTATGTAACAGGGAACGGTTCCACAAAGCACCTGATGCTTCATCTAACACTTCTGCATAAAGTTCTTGTCTACCAAGGCGAGTACCTTCGTAGGTCTTCCTAACTGCATCAAGGAATGAACCAGCTAAGTTAGCTGAGTTGTCAAACGTAGAACCCTTACTAATGAGGGTGTTCTCATCCGCGATAATGCTTCTTAGTAGTTTAGTTGTTTTGGGAGTTGTTGTCACAAAGACCTGTGGCTTACGTCCTAGACGTAGACCGAACATCATCATGTCCCAAGTCTCTTGTGCGTTACGCCAAGCACACAGTTCGTCAGTCCAAGCACTAAATGCCTGTGGACCACGAAGTCGCTCAGGGTCTTCTGCTGAGAAGAAAACAGCCTTAGCTCCATTCTCCCAAGTCAGTGTATTGTTTGTTGGTGACCATACGGGAAAGCCTAGAGCCTTACCACGATAAGTCTTATCACCCTTCCAGCAGACATTAAGAAGTCCACTGTCGCCCTCGACCATAACCCGTCTTACATCACCCTTAGTGGGAGCGACACAATGAACGATCTTATCGCCCTTCTTGATACGATGACGTACCCATTCAGCACCCGCTCTAGTCTTGCCCCATCCACGACCAGCAAGTGCTAACCATGTTGACCAGTCACCTTTCGGCTCTAACTGATCGGGTCTAGCCCAGAAGTTCCAATCATACTTTAGTTCCTCTGCCTTAGCAGGACCAAGTTTACGCAGAACTTCTCTTACCTCTTCGTCGGAGAGTGATCTAAGATCGTCAGCAGTTACAGTCGCCTTCGCAATCGCAGGTTTTGCTTTCATCGGGGTTCTTTCCTAATAGACCCATGAGGCTGTCAATAGCACTCTCGTCTAAGTCTGGGTCTTCCGTTTGTTCCACTTCATTCAGTGTACTGTTGGGAGACCAACCACCTTTAGAACGTAGGTAGAACTCTTGTGACTTGAAGTCTCCGTCTAAAGCCTGTTGTACCACGACAGAACCAATGGCTCCTACGATCTCAGCTTTAGTCTCTGCAATCAACTCTCCATACAACTTGTAAAACGTAGCTGTGCTAGATGGTGCATTTTGGTACTTCTGGATGGACGACATAATATCTTTTACAGACACACCATTCCTAATACCATTACGGACATTCTTAGCTATGACTTCGCTATATGGCTTCTCTGGGATCGACATAACCATTCTTCCTATTACTAAATAGTAACCCCATCGGCATGACCACATCTCTTAGTTGTTACTTGATGGAAAGGTTCGTCATGGTTGGGGAAGTTGTGTAGGGACTACTATAGTATAAACTATAGTTTCTCTCTCTACTAGCTATGTAACTGGTGAGTTGTAAAAGCTAAAGTAGGAAACTTAAGTAGTACCTCTTATAGTAGTATAACGTCGGATTTTCTCTAAGTGTAAAGCAGGTATGTAAACTATTTTATAGTCGTCTGTAAATACTAGATTCTTTTTTGTCGTCCCTCACTTAAGTGGGTAGCGCAGGTCGTGTCGTGGGTCTGACTCCGTGCAGTAAAGTAATAGACGCCCGCTTCCTGTGACGGAATGTCGCACTCGTTACTTACGATTTATTTTTTTTTATGTTGGAAATCATGTGGGTTACGCACCCCCCGCCCGAATCACCCCAGTGAAAATGGGGGCCCCAAGCGTATGTCAACACAAAAGTTTCCTTGACAAGTGTTTTTTCTTGCGCTCGGAGGGCGAATCGGCTGACCCTCCCGACTCTCTTTGCGTTTCAACAATAGGGCCGAACCGGACCCAATGACGACACAAACAAGAGCCAAGCCAATGACAAGACACAAAAAAAGGAGCGCCCGAAAGCGCCCCAGTTTAGGGAGTCCAATGATGTAAAAGGGAAGAGGCTTAATCGGTATCAAGCACGCTATAAGAGGCGGTATCAAAACGCCACAAGACAGGCATTATATCCATATAGGGCTTATCTATTGTCAATTCAGCGGCATGGTCTAGGCAATCGCTTGCGCTTTCATAGGCGTGGAAACAGTGCCACTTGTCAGAGTCTTTGCGGAATACTAGGTTGCGATATTCAATCTTGAGCATGGGTCGACTCCTTGTTGTGGTCAGTCTCACAAGAGGGGCAAACGGATTCCCCATTTTCCAGGGTTGTCATGTCGTCACTATGAGTTGCTTCTAGGCAGTGGTCGCATGGTCTGTGTATCATTGCACCAGCTCCTTAGTGTTTCTTATATGAGACGTTTGGAACATCGTGAGACCAGCAAGCGCGACAGGCATTGTCACCAGTACCGCATGAGCCTCCATTGCTAGGCGCTGGGCAAACGTGACCGTGAGCGGGTTTGAGCTTATGTACTGTGCTAGTGTTAGCGCCCTTGACGGGGGCTTGATCGACCATTGGCGCTGATAGGCGAATTACTAGGTTGGCAGGTATTGCCCCCTTATAGGCGCGTACAATCGCCAATTCGCGGGTTGGAAGCCAGTGGTTTATATGGGGGGTTTGTCGCGCCACCTCACAGATAGCGGCCAGTTGATCGACCGAATCTAGGTCACCAGCGTCAAACCAGCGGTGATATGGTTCGCCGGTTTTATCGGCAAAGCGTAGAATCTGGAACACACAAGCGGCGACCCATTTTGCGGGGGCGTTGGCAATTAGATCAAGCGACTTCTCATAGTTGGCGGTCCAGCCTTGGTCCACAGATGGACGCAGATTCTGGATTCGTAGAGCATAGCAACCCTCACAAATTGAGCCTTTGAGCTTTGCCAAACGTCCACCGACTCGGCAATGTTTGGCAGAAGATGAAAACGCAGAGCCGGGCATTTTGGAATTGCGGTTGGTTACAGAAACAGTTTCCTTGGCGGATTTCAATGTTGCGAACATTACTGCGAACCCCCGAAGCTGATCCAGTATGACAAGAGACCGGGAATCTCAAACAAGAGGCCGTCAAAGTATAGCGTTGAAAAGTAGCCCACGCAAAAGCACAAGAATCCGAAGTACAAGAGGCCAGTTAACTTGGCAAGAACAAGGGCGAGTCTTTCGGTGATTGTCGCGGCCTTGCGAGTGGCTTGGCGTTTGCGATGATAGACTCGGGCGATTGCGGCGTCATCTAAACCTTTGATTATGTTTTGTTCGTGTGTCATTTTGTCGTTTCCTTGTATCGGTGTTTCTATAGTTACTTTATGGGGCGATTCGGGGGCTAGGTCAACCCCCGTTTCAATCTTATTTTGTGCAATGGGAGAAAACCTTTTCTTTGGCCTCTTGCAGGTACTTGCTCAAGTCAGCCAAGCGGTTATAGTCTGGCTTCTCTTTGTTGCTCTCTCTTTCGTATGAGCGAGTCCAAGTCTCAATCTCTTGAATGTCGTAAATGAGGGTTTGTGTCTCTGCGAATGTCATTTTGTCGGCTCCTTGTCTCTGTGTTTCTATACAATCTTTATGAGGTGATTCGGGGGCCAAGTCAACCCCCGATTCAATCTTATTGGATCAACCATCGGTCAATCAGCGCATAGGTGCCACCTTTAAACCAGATCCACTGTTGGCACTTCTCTTTTGTGATTGAGTCAATCTCGATGTGATATTCCATATCTGCCATATAGTCTGCTACGGCTGATTCTGCTTTGCGCATTGTAGAATAGACCCCAAGAAGTCCATCCTCTGAGAATGTTACTGTGTAACCGTATGCCATTTGCTGTGTCTCCTTGTCAGCGTTTCGATGCACTATAAATAGCCAATGCCCAAACGATTCGCAACCCCTTGAGCTATGCTAAAACTGCATATCGGGTATGCGCAAATGACATAACTACGGGGTTGACTCGCTCACAGTGCGGGGAATCACTTTTATGGGTTGTGGTGACCGGGAGTCTTTCCGGGCTTGTAAGGGGCTAAAATCGGCCTCAAAAGTGCTATTGACTCCCATAGCGAATCACTGTATAAAATGGGGGATGCCTAATGAAAGAGCTATGCAATATGCGCATGGCAGCTATGCAAAACTTTCCGCTTGTATATCTGGCGAATCGCTGTATAAAGGAGTCACTGAAACGCTGATAAAAGGACGGCAAAAATGACCTGTTACGAATACTTTTACGAATCGGACTACGGAATGGAATCCGGGTTTGTTGAGGCAACGAATCGCCGCGAGTTACTCGCAAAGATGAAAGCTCAATTCCCCGATGACATAGGATCAGATGGGTTTGCCGTTGATCCAGATGGAAACGATTTCCCGCTTAACTGGTAAAATTCCCAAAGCGTCACAAGGGGGGTTGACGTCCCCCAAACTATCTGACTCAGGGCTAGATTTTCCGAATCGCGGTCGCAAAACACGGAAGAGACGGCAGGTGCGAATCAGTTGCAAAAATGTCACACATGGCTTGTCAAGTGTCGTATTTATGTCACACCCGAATCAGTTGCCTATTTGTCACACATCAAGATTCGTCGAGAGTCAAGTGTTGCAAAAATGTTTTACCGAATCAGTTGCAGAAATGTCACTGTGGCAAGAATGTCACACATCACGATTCGTCGGTTGTCAAGTGGCAAAAATGTCACGTTGCAGAAATGTCACACTTGGGTCCGAATCGGACCTATCGCCCCCGAATCACACCTCAGACCCCCCCAGTGGAAATCAGGAATCAAACCCCCCCAGTGAAAAAGCTCACCCCTCCGAGGAAATTTGGGGTTGACCCCAGCAGTGAAAATATGTAAAGTGATTCGTAGTTAGACCCCCGCAGTGGAAATCAGGAGAAGACAAATGGCTTACAAGTATCAAACCAATGTTAAGTATAAGGGTATCAAAGAGGTAGAGGTACACTATTGGAATTTTAAAGATATAGCACTTGACTATCTGAATGATTCTGGTAGGTATGGTGATGTAGAGTGGAAAGATGTAAAAGGAGTGTGGGAATGATTGGGTTTACAGCAGGAAGTTTTGATCTGTTACACGCAGGTCATGTGATGATGTTAGAAGAGGCTAAGAGTGTGTGTGACTACCTGATAGTAGGGTTGCACGTTGACCCTAGCTTAGAGCGTCAGGAAAAGAACAAGCCAGTACAGAGCCTCATAGAGCGTCAGCTACAGTTGGGTGCGATCAAGTATGTAGATCAGGTTGTCGTCTACTCTACAGAGAAAGAGCTAGAAGAACTTTTGTTCGCATATGAGGTTGACATCCGTATCATAGGGGAAGAGTATGAGGGATACCTGTACACTGGTAAGGGCTTTACTCAGTATGTACACTACAACAAACGTAACCACGGTTACTCAACAACAGCACTAAGAAAGAGGGTGTGTGATGCTACATAAGATGAACATGGAGGTCTGCGAACAGTGTGGTCGTATCGTAGACGAGGATAAGATAGACGACCAAGGGGTGTGCAAGCACTGTTACGAATACTCACAGCAAGCAGAAGAATGGAATGAACATGACTCAGAATTTTAAGCACGAGAACAAGATATACACTGTAGCAGTAGCAACAAAGAAGGATGGCCCCGTGGCGTTACGTCTGCCCCTTATGACTATGGAGAAGGCAGAAGAGACTGCGAAGTACATGAACAAGAACATGGCTTCTATGGTCTCTAAGGTTGGCCTAACCTGTGTCGCTTACAATACGACAGCTAAAGACATGGTTCCACCTTACCTGATCGACATGGAAGCTGAGTGGAATTATATGCTTGACGAGGATGTCGAATCACTCTATACAGTAGTTAATACAAACACACATGCAGGAGGAAGCATATAATGGCTATCAACAAAACAACAGTTCGTGACATCGTTAAGGCTCGTGGTACACGGTTTGCAACGGTTAAGTTCATCAAGAAAGATGGCAGTGAGCGCACAGTAAACGGTCTGTTTCGCCCAGCCTCACACATCGTTGGCAATGCCAAGGGTCGTATGGTATCTGAGACCATGAAGGCTAACGGTTACATCCCTATCTTCTCTGTGTCTGAGAATAGCTGGAAGTGCTTTCACGAAGATGCTGTAGTGGAAATCAACTAATGTCACAACATGACGATACACACGATGACGTGACTCACTGGTTGGGTAAACTATGACCCCACTAATGTGTCTTGCAGCAGCGGTCTTCTTTGAGGCTAGAGATCAGCCCTTAGAAGGCCAGAGAGCGGTAGCTGAGGTGGTGCTTAACCGTGTCGCCTCAACCCGCTGGCCTAACGAAGTCTGTGATGTGGTGTTCGAGCGTAAACAGTTTTCTTTCACCCACGATGGAAAACATGATAGGTACTGGGAGTATGTCAACAATGTGTTTGATCGTCAGGCAGTACGGATAGCAGATGCAGTTGCAATTTCTGCGCTAGACGGAGACAGAATAGGCTTGACGAGTACCCACTATCACGCTACCTATGTATCACCAAGTTGGTCGAATCACTATCACAGAGACGGTCAGATTGGATCACATATCTTTTACACAGCCCCGGAGGGAAAATGAAATGAACCTTACACTTGAGCAACACCTGCGTGATATGGGCCTTATGGAGCCTACACAGATCGAAGAAATCGCAGCTGTTACCGATACCCGTCATATGTACCTAGAGAAAGGATACTTCAATGACCCCCGCAATAGAAATGGAGAGGTGCCGTTCTGATGACACAAATTACAGCTGAGTACATTCACCACTGTGGCAGTGACCTAACGGTCGCCAATAGCGCCAGAGTAAGTTTCGCTAAACAGAGTGAGTTGGAAGACGATGCTTGGGGTCCACCTAAGCTCAAAGAGAAAGATGCCAAGCTGATCCGCTACCTTGCCAGAAAGAAGCACATCAGTCCATTCGGACATTGCTTCGCATCCTTCCACTGTCGTGCACCGATCTTTGTAGCACGGCAACTTGTAAAGCATAAGTTCCTGCGTTGGAACGAAGTAAGTCGTCGATATGTCGATGATGAACCAGAGTTCTATGTGCCTGATGTATGGCGGGGGCGTAGTGCTGACAAGAAGCAAGGTAGTGAGGGTGAAGTAAAATATGAAGGGCCATTAGGTAACTACAACCAACTGGATATATACAAAGAGCTATTACGGGTAGGTATAGCACCGGAGCAAGCCCGTATGGTACTGCCACAGTCTACAATGACTGAGTGGTACTGGTCAGGTAGCCTAGATGCCTTTGCTGATATGGCTAACCTACGCTGCAAGTCAGACACACAGGCAGAGACACGAGAGTTAGCTAACCAGATTAGTGAAATGATGATTGCGCTGTTTCCTGTTAGCTGGGATGCACTGAGGGGGAATGACGATGAGTGATCCAATCAAGGTATTAGAGATAGAAGAGCATGAGGATGGCAGTGCAACAGTAAAGCTAGAATGTGACCCCAAAACATTCGGTGCCATCTTTAACGTAGGTTTTGTGTCGCTAGTTAAGACTGGCCTATACTGGGAAACAAACGATGAAACCAAACCACAGG